AAGCATTCTTTTTGCGTACATATATTACATATTTTTAGTATATATTGTTGTTATTATTATTATTTTGCGTATGTTTGTATAAAATAAATACGCAAAATGTATAATTCAAATATTAAAAATCTCTACAACGAAATTAACAATAAAAAAGAGCTTACGCTTTTAGTAGCTGATCATTTTTCCCTCAATCCATTGTCAGTAAGAAATAATTGGTTTGGTGGTTTCTACCAAGTACCTGTTAAACATCAAGGAAGGTTAATCACAATTATGCAAAATTTTCAAAAAGTAGAATCTAAAACCCTAACAATATGAAAACACAAGAAATAGAACAGGCTGTATTTCAGGCACTCCAAAAGTATAACGAACTAAACAAGTTTTATACAGTTTCTGAAGCAGCAGCACACCACAGAATCACTTCAAGAACCATGCTTAACTGGATTCATCAAGGCAAAATAAAAGTTTCAAGTCCTTCAATTGGAGTTTACAGAATTTCAGCTAAAGACCTAAACAATATAAAATGAATAAAACTGAACAACTAAGAACGCTTTATCAAGAGTGCAACCTTACTAAGGAAGATGTACACAAGCACCAACACTATACAATCATTACTAGAACTGGTATTGAAAAAATACAATTTGCTAAAGGCATAAAGATAACATTTGAACCTATTACAACAGAGCGTGACTTTTGTGTAATAAAAGCAACAGCAACCTTAAATGAAGATGTTATTGAAACGTTTGGTTCTGCTGCTAAAGAAACTTCACACAATAAGTATTACTGTGAAATGGCCGAAAAAAGAGCTTTATCAAGAGCAGTTTTAAAATTAACTAAAGCGTATTCAATCGGAGTTTTCGGAGAGGATGAAGCAGACGCATTTAAAAAATAAAACCATGACAATTTTTGAACATATAGAGTGTATAAAAAACCAATGCGAGCTTTTACTCAAAGAACTAGAAGAAGGCAAATCCCCGCAAGATAATTGGCTTGACATAAACATGAATCAAGACTTAGAAAACCTTAACAACATAACCCTTAAAAAAAACAACAATGGCAGCAAGTAAAAAAACATATCAAGATATTACAGAAAAAGATTTAGCAGAATATCAAGAAAATAAATTCCAAGAATATATGGAAGAAGAACAAGAATGGGATGACTTTATTTATTCAACTAATGAATGGGATAGAACTGTTCAACAACAAGAAAATATAGTATGTGAGCTTCTAGACAAAGCAGAAGAAGGATCAGAGCTAGAAGCGTATTGCACACTTAAACAAATTAAAAAGCTTCTTGATGAAGCGATAAAACAAGTAGAACCAGAAGCACTTACTAAATGTGAGCTAGAAGCTCCTGACAATTCAGCATTTAAAAAAGCTGGATTTGAAATCCAAAAAAGAAACGGTGGTAAAATCATTGACTTTTCAAACGTGCCAGAAGTAGCAGAAAAAGAAAGCGAATTAAAGAAGTTTAAAGAGATTCTTAAGCATGCTTTGACAGGAGTTGAAAAAGGAGCTACAATGCTTTCAAAAGGTCAGATGGTTCTTTCTGATGGAGAGCTTATCAACTTGCCACAATGGAAGTATAAAAAAGATTCGATAGTAGTAAAAAAACTTTAACCAATAAGGGGGTGGATGAGCAAGCACTTAAACGCCCCTTTTAAAATTTTAACAATGGAAACTAAAACAATAAAAAAAACCAATAATAAATTAAAAAATAAAAAAATTAGTTTGAAAGAAATACATAATACAGTCATTTATATAATAGACAATGATTTTGTTGTCTCAACATATTATAGAGACAGTTTTATTTATAAAATATACTGCACACTAGCTGTCTTGTTTACACCAAATAACAAAAAACAAATTGCAAATGTTGGTGGTTTTAAAGGCGAAAAGCATCTTGAATCAGTAAATAGGGCAGTAGCTAAATATGATTTGTTTTATAAACATGATTTAACATTTTCTGAAATAGCTAAGGCTTGTAAAGAACGTCTTCACGACATTAACAGCATTGAAGATAGTTACAGGGATTTATTAATTGAACAAGTCAACCAAAAGATTGTCAATTATACTGATGACAAACTACAAGAACTTTTAACAACAATCGAAAATAATGGCTAAAGAAAAGAAATCATTTATACTATATACAGATATTAAATCTACTGTTGACAAGCTTTCTGATGAATACGCTGGAAGGCTTTTAAAATACATATTAGCCTATGTAAACGATGAAAACCCCACAACGGATGACTTACTTCTTGAAATAGCTTTTGAACCAATTAAGCAACAGTTTAAAAGAGATCTAGAAAAGTGGGAGAAAATTAAATCTAAAAGATCAGAAGCGGGAAAACTAGGTGGTAGACCGAAAAAGCAAACTAAAGCAAATAAAGCAAATGGTTTTTTTGAAAAGCAAACTAAAGCAAAAAAAGCTGTAAGTGTTAATGGTAATGTAAATGTAAGTGTTAATGATAATGTAATTAATAATAAAAGAAAAAAAGATAAAAAAGAAATTTTAGTTTATCCTTTTGACACTCCAACTTTTAAAGCAGCTGTTTCTATTTGGAAGCAATACAAAGCAGACCAGCACAAGTTTAAGTACAAATCACTCACAAGCGAACAAGCCTTACTTAAACAATTCGGAAAAGATTACACAACAGAAAATGATGCAATAGAAGCAATTGAATATTCAATGGCTAACGGCTACAAAGGAATTTATAAACCCCAACCCAAAAACAATAAAAATGAAAACAGCAGACAAGTCTCTTATTCCCAAGAATTCAAACAGCAGCTTTATAACGAACTTAACGAATCTTGACAATAAGATCACAAGAATGGAGGATTGCATAAGTTCAAACACTCCTACACTAGCAAGGTTAAGAAAAGAAAAAGGAGAAAAAAAAACAGTCTTGAAAATATGTCAAGAGCTAATCACTTTAAATGAGATGCTAAACTTAAGAAGGCCAATGACAGAAAACCAAATCAAATTCACAGCACAAATGATCCTTGATGAGTTTTACAATTTAAATATAGCAGACATAACACTAGTGTTTAGAAACATTTTAACTGGCAAATGTGGTTCACTTTATGAATCATTAAACACACCAAAAATATTGACATTCTTCAGAGAGTATTTAAACCAAAGAATGACAATGGGAGCTGAAATATCAGAAAGAAAACACCAAGAACATAAACAATTTTAAACCCTTAAAACAATGAAAAAATTATTTAATCCAACAGTAGATAATCAAGTAGATTTAGAACGTTCAATTTTAGATTTAAAGATTAATAAGAATAATCTAGTTAATGAAAAAACAAAAATACAATCACAGCTTACATCCGTTAAAGAAAATTTAAAAAACCCTAACTATGAATTAATAGACTATGATAATTTTTTAGAAAATAAAACTAATTTTTTAAATAGACTTTATCAATTAGAAAATGACATTAAAAAAATAAACATTGATATTAAAACAAAAAGAAAATTATTAATAGCAATAGATGCAGAACTAAAAAATAAAACAAATAAAGAGCTTTATAAAAATAAGTTGTTAGATGGCATTATAGAGCTTAAAGGTAAATATCAAAAATTTTCAGGAGACCACACAAGAATATCTAGTTTAAGAGCTTTAGCATCTGATTTTACAATTCAACTAGAAAACATTATTAAAACAGTATAAATAAATAAAAACAAATAAATATGAGTGAATTAAAAGTAATAGGTAGAGTTACAAAGTTAATGAAGCCTGAAGTAATAAAATCAAAAGATGGTAAAAAGGAATGGAACAAGCAAGAGTTTGTTATCAATACAAATGCCGATTATAACCCAGAAATATGCTTAACACTATTTGGTGATAAGGTTGAAGAAGCACAAAAACTAGTGCTTGAAAAACCTGTTGAATGTTACATAAATATTAGCTCAAGACCATATAAAGACAAATACTATCACAGCATTGATTGCTGGAAAATTGTAAACCTAGATCAAGGAGTAACAAAAGGATTTGTTCCAGTAGGTGAAGAACAAAACGATTTACCATTTTAATGGAGTTTAACACTTATCTAATTATATCCCATGCAGCATCAATAGCTCTTGGGATATGTTTAGTTAGAATAATTCAAATAATTAAAAATTAAATGTTTAAAAGTTTACGCAATATTTACGAAATATTTACACAATAAATAAAATTAATATTTAATTTAGTGCTGCTTGCTCATCACAATAAGTGATGAATATTAAATTTAAAAACAAAACAGTCTCTCAATTAAGAGGGATTGCAGTAAGACACTTTCACAAGTTCATTAGGAACAGAGATCAAGAACAACCATGCATCTCCTGTGGAAAATATACCACTCTACAAGCTGGACACTTTTATAGTGCTGGACACCACCCCTCAGTAAGATTTAATGAAGACAACGTGCATGGTCAATGTAAACGCTGTAATTACTTCCTTTCTGGAAACTTAACACCATACCGAGAAAACCTTATAAAAAAAATAGGTCAAGAACGTTTTGACAAGATCACACTAAATGTAGAAATGTCTAGAAAATTCGGCTACAAGTGGGACAGGCTCAACCTGATTGACATCATTGATAAATACAAAGGAAGATGAAGATTGATGAAGCATTAAGTGCGCTTTATAGAAAACATACCTCTTGGTTAATTATGGCAGAAAGACTTACTCCGGTGGGTTATTCAAGAACAGCTGAAGACATAGTGCAAGAAGTTTATTTAAAAATTTATCAAGAATTAAGGGACAATAAGCTAAAAATCACGACTATAATAGTAGATGACCAACCTAACTATGCAATTGTTTATATAAGAATGAGAAATATAGTTAGTGATATGATGCGCTCAGAAAAGCAAAGTGTAAAACTTTCTGGAGACATTGAAGACAAGCAAGCACAAAGCGCAGCAGAATTTTTTGAAAGTATTGACAATGTTATAGAGGGCTTTCAATGGTTTCACAAAAAACTATTTAAGCTCTATTCAAAAGAGTTCAGATCGTTAAGAAAACTATCAAAAGCAACTAAGATTAGTTATAAGGTAGTCTGTAAAACAGTCAAAGAGTGTAAAGAAGAAATAAAAAAACAAATCAATGAAAAGCAAAGGCCTAGGAGATAGTATTGAAAAAATCACAACAGCAACTGGAATCAAAAAAGCAGTGAAATATTTATTTGGTGATGACTGTGGTTGTGAAGAACGTAGAAAAACACTTAATAAAGTTCTACCATACAGAGTAAAAGAATGTCTAACAGAAGATGAATTCATGTGGTGCAAAGGATATTTCAACACTTATAGAACAACAATCACTAGGGAGGAACAGCGAACGCTTTTAGATATACACAACAGGGTTTTTAATGAGAAAAAACAAGCTTCTTCTTGTGGCTCATGCGTCAAAGACTTATACAACATAGTAAATAAATTATATACAGAATATGAGAAAAACAGTAAGAAATAATATCAAAGTAAAATTACAAACATATCTCACTAAACACAAAGAACAATTAAAACCAATTTTTAACGAAAAAAACAATACAAATGGAGAGCAAAACTGATATAACAAACTACCTGTCTTTACTATGCGCAATCAATCCCAACGATTCAGATTTAGGAAAAGAAATAAGAAAATTTTATGGTTCAGAATTAGAAGACATGGAAACACCAGACAGAAGCTGTGATATTGACGATGAAGAATGTTTAAGCTGCGGATCGTGAAAAAAAGAATTAAAACAACACTTATTAGAATAATAATAGGAACACTTGAAAAGCATTAAGATGGAATCAACATCAATGAAACTATATAAAATCAAAAACAACCCTAACAATCCAAGATTAGTTAAAGATGACAAATTCTTTAAACTGGTTAAGTCAATAAAAGAGTTTCCAGAGATGCTTAAAATAAGACCTATCGTAGTTAATGATGATTTAATTGTGTTAGGCGGCAACATGCGCTTAAAAGCGTGTAAAGAGGCTGGATTAAAAGAAGTTCCTGTAATACAGGCAAGTAATTTATCAGAGAATCAACAGAGAGAATTTATAGTTAAAGACAATGTTGGATTTGGTGAATGGGATTGGGATATGATAGCAAATGAATGGGATGCAGAACAACTTGATGACTGGGGTTTAGATTTGCCTGTTGATTTTAATGTAGTTGAAGAAGAAGCACAAGAAGATGACTATGTAGAGCCAGATAATTTAAAGGTTGATGTTGTAATTGGTGATTTAATTGAGATAGGAGAGCATAGGTTACTTTGTGGCGATAGTACAGATTCAGACCAAGTGGCAAAGCTAATGAATGGAGAGAAAGCCGATATGGTTTTTACTGACCCACCTTACAATATAGATTATGAAGGAGTTAAAAAAGGTAATCACAGTAAAATAAAAAATGATAAAATGAGTGATGAAGATTTTATAAAATTTCTTTATGATTCGTTAAATATAAATTGCGACACTTTTTATGTATGCTGTTCTTGGCAATATTCTCATTTATTTAGAAAAGCATTAGAAGATTTACTAAAACCAGTAAAATCATTTATAGTATGGGATAAAATAAATCCAGCACAACATTTAGATAAATATTTTAAACAGCACGAAATAATATTATATCACGGAAAGTTTGGAGGACAGAAAACCATAAGAGGAGATGTATGGCAAACTAAAAGAGAAAGAAATATTGTACATCCTACAATGAAACCTATATCATTAATTGAAATGGCATTAAACGATAATAATGATAAAAAGAAAATCTATGATGCTTTTCTTGGCTCTGGTTCTACAATGGTAGCAGCACACCAACTTAAAAGAAAATGCTATGGAATGGAATTAGACCCAAAGTATTGTCAGGTAATAATAGATAGGATGATGAAGTTAGATGATAAATTAGAAGTAAAAATAAACGGTAAGAGTTATGGCAAATGAAGAAAACTTAAATCCTTTTAAAAAAGGTCAGTCAGGCAATCCAGCTGGAAGGCCTAAAGGAAGTAAGAACAGAAGCACAATTGCTAAGAAGTGGTTAGAAACACCAGAGAAGTTTAAAAACCCTATTACAGGGGAGCTTGAAGAACTAACACAAGAGGACATAGGAACACTTGCGTTAATTAAAAAGATGCGACAAGGTGATGTTAGGGCTTACGATTCTTTAATGGATTCTGCACATGGTAAAGCAATACAGACAAATGATATTAACCTAGATAGAGATTTGCCATTGTTTATTGATTAATGATACCAGAAAAAACCACAGCAGTAACAAGATTGCGGAAGCTTAATCAAAGAACTAAGATTGTAAGAGGTGGTTCAAGTGCTGGTAAGACAATAGCAATACTTTGTATTTTAATTGATTATGCTGCAAGAAAGGAAAACAAAGAAATAAGCATTGTTAGTGAATCAATACCACATTTAAGAAGGGGTGCTTTAAAAGACTTCTTAGGCATTATGAAAGGTCTTAGAAGGTACAGAGAAAAACAATTTAATAGAAGTACTTTAAAATACGAATTCAGTACAGGTTCTTATATAGAATTCTTTTCAACTGATCAACCAGATAAATTAAGGGGTGCTAGGAGAACCGATCTTTACATCAACGAATGTAACAATGTACCATTTAACAGCTACCAAGAACTATCAATAAGGACATCAGAAAACATTTGGCTTGATTACAACCCTACTTCTTTATTCTGGGTAGACAAAGAATTAATAGGCCAATCAGATACAGACTTTATCACACTTACTTACAAAGACAATGAATCACTACCAGAATCAATAGTAAACGAATTAGAGAAAGCAAGAGTAAAAGCAAAGACTTCTAGCTATTGGAAGAATTGGTGTAGAGTTTATTTAGATGGAGAAATAGGAAGCTTAGAAGGTGCTTGCATTCCAGACTGGAAAGAAATAGACATGATACCAGATGAAGCTAGATTGCTTTGTGCTGGATTAGACTTTGGTTATTCTGTAGATAGTTCTGCAATGTGCTTACTATACAAATACAATGACAGCTACATATTTGATGAAGTGCTTTATAAAACAGGAATGTTAAATAGAGACATATCCAATTTTATAAAGAACAATAATATTGACTGTTATGTTTACGCAGATTCAGCAGAACCAAAATCAATTGCAGAAATAAGACTTAGTGGAATTGATGTTTATCCAGTAACCAAAGGCAGAGATTCTATTGTGTATGGTATTAACCTAATCAATCAGAATGAAGTATTTGTAACATCAAGAAGCAAAAACCTAAAAAAAGAATTAGAGGGCTATATATGGATGAAAGACAAGCAAGGCAATAGTTTGCAGAAGCCAAATCCTATGACTGGAGATCATGCAATAGATGCTGCTAGGTATGCCATAATGATGGAATTAGAAAACCCAAACAGAGGGACTTATCATTTATATTAAAATCCTGTATATCAATTTAAACATTTTAACGACTTATATAATATGAAGCTCACTCTAAACATCCCCGAATCATTAAGCGAAATTACTTTAGGCCAATATCAAAACTGGTTAAAGGTTGCTGAAGGAAAAGAAGATGAAACTTTCTTACAGCAGAAAATGATTGAAATATTTTGCAACATAACCCTTAAGCAAGTGCTAATGATTAAAGCAACTGATGTTACAGAAATAACAACAGACTTAAGTAAAATGTTTGAAGCTAAACACAAGCTAATAACAACCTTTAAATTAAATGAAAATGAATTTGGCTTTATACCAAAACTAGATGAAATGAGCTTTGGAGAATATATTGATTTAGACAATTATTTAAGTGAGTGGGAGAACATGCACAAAGCGATGACTGTTTTGTTTAGGCCAATAACATACAAGAAGAAAGATAAATATTTAATAGAAGATTACGAAGGTTCTGGTAAATATGATTTGAAAAATATGTCTTTAGATATTGTCTTTGGTTCACTTGTTTTTTTTTGGAATTTAAGGAGCGAATTGCAGAAACATATCCTGAGTTATTTAGCGAATCAGAAGGAGGTTCAAATCTCTCAAGAGGTGCTGGATTCTCTCAAAAGTGGGGCTGGTATCAATCCATATATGGACTTACAAACGGTGATGTGAGTAGACTAGATGAAATAACAAAATTAAAGCTTCACAAGTGTTTACAGCATTTAGCATTTGAAAAGGATAAGTACGAATTAGAGCAGCATATATTAAACGCTAAAAGATGACAAGGGAAGATATAATAAAAGAGATCATGGAAAGAGACTTATTCGAAAAAGATGAGTATGTAATCCTTGCAGATGGTTTTGAAGAAGCTTTTTTAGGTGTTAGTGTCAACAAGCCTTCAAGAGTTATTTATGATTACTGGAAGTGCCTTGATTCTATTATACAAAAAGATGATGCAGAATTTGACGAAGCCATTGATTGGCTAGATGAATTTATAGAAAAAGAATTAGGAGAACATTCTCCAATATACATTAAACAAATATGAAAAGTTTTTATAACATAATTGACAAAATAAAAGATGCTGTTAATGCAGAACCATTTAATAGTAATGTAAGTTTTGGAGATATAGCAGATATTGATTTAAAGAAGCAGACTATTTTTCCATTGGCTCATATCATGGTTAATAATGCTACAATTAATGATAACTATATTTCATTTAATGTTACGCTTTTTTTAATGGACTTAGTGGATGACAGCAAAGAACCTGATGCTAGTTTATTTCTTGGCAACAACAATAATCAAGACATTTTAAACACTCAGTTAGCTTTAGCTACTAGAGTTATGAGAGTGTTACAAAAAGCTGATTTATATAGAGATGAATTTGAATTAATTAATCCTGGTAATTGTGAACCATTTGAAGAAAGATTTGATAATGCTTTAGCTGGCTGGGCTGTAACATTTGATATAAACGCTAAAACAGAAATGACTTACTGCTAATGAGTGAATTTAAAAAAGCATTAGAGAGATACGCTAAGTATGTTATCCAGCAGTCAAGAAGTAATTTGACTAAAGGTAAAATAAACGCTTCTAAGAAACTATATAATAGTTTAAGCTACAAGATCAACAAAAACAGAGTAACGTTTGAAAGTGAAAAATATGGTGAATTTTTAGACAAAGGAGTAAGAGGTTCTAAGCACGATTATGCAGAAAGTCAATCAAGCCCTTTTAAGTTTACTACTAAACAACCTCCATCAAGTGTATTTGACAAATGGATTAAAACAAGAGGAATAAAAGGTAGAGATAAAAAAACAGGAAGATTTATTAAGAATAAAACATTAAGTTTTTTAATAGCTCGAAGTATTAAGAATAAAGGAATTAGAGCAACCATGTTTTTTACTAAACCTTTTGAAGCTGGAGTTGACAAATATAGTGATGAAATGATACAAGGAATATTACAAGATAATTTAGAATTATGAGTACAATTATAAGAACACGAAGCCCATTTTTTATAAGAACACCTAATGAAACAAGTGCAGATTTAAGTTATTTTAATATAGTAATTAAAATTTATAACAATGATTTTACAGCTGCTGCTTGTGGCGATGAATCAGATACAATAACACTAAATAAAAAACCTTTAACAGGAGATAATTCTGTAACAATTGAAATATGCGAAATTATAAATGAATATATAGAACAAGACTTCACTAATTACACTTCAGCTGGTAGAAGTGGCTCTAAATGGGTTAAACTTTCAACTCAAGCAAAAGAATCTGACGGCACTTCAATAGGTAGTGTTACAAATACATATTATTTAGCACAAGAAGGATATAATGAATTTTTAAATGGTGTAAATTATACAGCTGCACAAAATTTAATGATTACATCGGACTTCATACAATATGATAAAAATTCTACTTGGTATCTTCCTGTAAATTCTGAAACTGTAAATTCAGTTCAATTCAGAATCAACAATACTACAATGGGAACTTCAACTGTAAGTGATAGTGACAGTTCATTCAATAAAATTCAATATTTAACTTGGCCAACTGGCAATTCAGAAATACAAGAATTAATTATAACTTATAATACAACACAGACTAGAACTGTAAAAGTTCAAAGAATTGATGAGTGCAAATATCCAGTTAATAAAATTTCTTTTCTCAATAAGTGGGGTGCAATACAAGATTTATACTTTTTCAAGAAATCAACTGAAAGCTTAGAAACGCAAAGCGAAAATTTCAACAGAAGCATATTTCAAGCCAAAAGAGTTTCATTCGCAATTGGTTTTCCAAGTGGTACTTGTGACCCTACTAATCACTATAATGAATACGATATAAAAAAACATTCTAATAAAACATTTAATGCAAATGGAACTGAAACACTGCAATTAAATACAGGCTTTGTAAGTGAATCAATGAATGATAGTTTTAGAGAATTAATGGTGAGTGAATATGTATGGCTTACAGACAGTTTAAGCAACGTTTTGCCAGTTACATTAAAAGATAGTTCATTGACTTATAAAACAGGCTTAAATGATAAAATGATTAATTACACAATGAGCTTTGAAAAGTCATTCAAGTTAATTAACAATGTAAGATAATGCAAGAGTTAATTTTATATATACAACCACAATTAGTAAATCAAACTGCACAAGACTTTGTGAGAGTTGATTTAATGGAAGCTGAACTAATAACACTAACTCAAGTTATTCAAGATGTTAAA